ACTACAGCATCACTCGCCCCACTAGGCAGGCGCTGGCGACTAGGCAGGCGCTGTAGGCGCTGGCGACTAGGCAGGCGCTGTAGGCGCTGGTGACTAGGCAGGCACCTGGTGACTATCCAGGCGCTGTAGACTGGGCAGGCGCTGGAGGCGCTGGAGGCGCTGGAGGCGCTGGAGGCGCTGGAGGCGCTGGAGGCGCTGGAGGCACCGGCACCACGATCGAGGCCGGGGGAGGGGCTGGCTGCTGTGGGATTGTGACAGTACCAACCCAGATACAAAATAGGGTAAATTAGGACTCAAGAGACACCAGGGGATGACTATTGAGGCTCTAATGGATTATAAGATATTAATTATCATAAGGCTTTGAATAGATAAGGAAAAGCTATCGCGGACTGCGGAGACAAGGAGTCAGCCTAGGCCCGCAGCAAGCAAGGCTGTCTTCCTAAGGATATTGGTGTTAGTTCTTATCGTTTCCCTATACCCAGAGAGATGTGGTTCGCATAGGGACTCTGGGGTCTCTGTATATACCAGAGAAGCCCTACAGGAGATCTTATAAACACCATACTAATTGTAAGGTTATAGACCCATTTGGTCAGTGAACTATATAGGTATTCAGAGGAATGATATAAAACACAAGTCCTAAGAGGTTTTTAGGGCTTTAGTGTTGACTTTTATTAAAAAATATGATAAAATATATGTATTAGAAAAAAGAGTTTAAGAGACACCAAGGTATTGCAAGAGCTGCTTAAGACCTTGGTGACCTTTAAGAAGTAGTAATTAAGAATTAAATTATAAGTGTTCTAAGAGTTGCTGAAGACTCTGAACCACTGGTGTCTATATAGAGGGGATACCTATGCCTTTAAAAAAGGGTTATTCAAAGAAGACTATCTCTGAGAACATCTCCAGAGAGATGAAGGCTGGCAAGCCCCAGAAGCAGGCCGTAGCGATTGCTTTAGACACTGCTCGTAAGGCTAAGAAGAAGGCGAAGAAGCGATGAAAGGTCTTTATAACAATATCCATGAGAAGCGTGAACGGATTAAGGCGGGTTCTGGAGAGCGTATGCGAAAGCCTGGTAGCAAGGGTGCCCCTTCTGAAGAGGCTTTTGAGAAGGCTAAGAAGACTGCTAAGAAACCTAAGAAGAAGGCTAAGAAACAGGTGTCCTACTAATGGCTGCTGGTGTTAAACATTACTTTGAGGATGGTACTGAGTACAAGGGCTTGACCCACAAAGATGCTAAGGGTCGCTTGATGTCAGGAAAGACACACACTGCTAGTAGTAAGTTCTTGTATCATACAAAGCCTAAGAAAAAGAGTAAGAAGTGAGTGAATCTGGTGTCCCAGAAGAAGCACCCAAAAGGAAGGGTAGACCTCCTAAGTCTGAGCTAGCCAAGAACACCCCTGGCAAGCTCGCCAAGCGTGGTAGGCCTCCTGGTGAGGCTGCTGCGATGGCAGAGTTCAAGGCTAGGATACTGACATCTCCTAAGTCTGTTAAGGTCATCGAAGCTATCTTGAATGCTGCTTTGGATGATGACCATAAGAATCAAGCAGCGGCTTGGAAGATTCTGATGGATAGGATGGTGCCCTTGGCAGAGTTTGAGAAGGGTGCTAATACCAAACCATCTGTTACTATCAACATTACTGGTATTGGCACTTCTGCCTCTATTGACGGAGAGGTCATCGAAGGTGACTACGAAGAAGGCCAGGAAGAAGACTCCTAGAGAATATATTGAAAGAGAAGCTGTGTTGTCTGAACCATTGATTGAAATGGTGCTTGCAACGATAGCTGATGGTTATGACCCCCGTAGGTGTCCTAGATGCTCTAGAAAGCAGATGGTAAACATCTATTGGGACTATCTCGAAGCGAAAGGTGTAGAAGACTCTGCCGAATCTAAAATAGATATGATGGTGGATATACTGACGTTAGGGTGGTCTAAGGGGGTCTCCCTTATTGGCCTTAAGGCCATAGCAGACGTAGTAGAGGCTGCTCAGAGGGATGTGATAGAAGGTAGTAAGTTATTCCGTAATCTATTAACCAGTAGGACACCATGCTGCAATCAATAGGTAAAGACTTACCTGCTGGTACCACTACCACTCTTTTTACAGTGCCTGATGGTTATATGGCTATTGTTCAAATGATTAGGGTAGTTAATGGTTCTGGTGGTAGTCATAGTTTTAGTATGGACTGGCACAACGGAACTACTATAACAGTCCATCCTACAAGTACCTTGTCATCTAGCTCAGTTTATAACTTTGGTGCTGATAACGAAAAACTGGTGATGCATGAAGGTGATTACTTATCATTTACTACATCAAATTCCAGTGACTTTACCGCTATAGCTACAATGGACATTACTCGTACTGAAAAGACACCGTATAACCTCTAGTGTCTAGTCTAAACATCAAGCTGCTTAACTGGCAGCAGAAGGTATGGAAGCACCCTGCAAGGTTCCAGATAGTGGCGGCAGGGCGTCGGTGTGGTAAGTCTAGGCTGGCAGCCAGCAAGCTCTTGGTGAAGGCCCTAGAGGCTAAGTCAGGCACCGTGTTCTATGTGGCCCCCACCCAAGGCCAAGCCCGTGACATCATGTGGCAGTTGCTGCTGGAGATGGGCCACCCTGTCATTAAAGGCCACCATGTCAATAATCTTGAGATTACCCTCATCAATGGGATCAAGATAAGACTGAAGGGTGCTGACAGGCCAGAGACCATGCGTGGTGTCTCTCTGTTCTACCTGGTGCTTGATGAATATGCAGACATCAGGCCGGATGTATGGGAACAGATTCTGAGACCTGCCTTGGCTGACTTGAAAGGGGAGGCCATGTTCATTGGTACTCCGATGGGTCGTAATCACTTCTATGACCTGTTCAAGTATGCAGAGCTTTCAGAGGATGAAGATTGGAAGGCTTGGCACTTTACCTCCTATGACAATGAGACCATTGATCCTAAGGAGATAGAGGCGGCTAAGAGGTCTATGTCCTCCTATGCCTTCCGTCAGGAGTTCATGGCTTCTTTTGAATCCTTAGGCTCTGAGATATTCAAGGAAGATTGGATACGGTACGGGGAAGAACCAGACGCTGGCGATTACTACATTGCCATCGACCTTGCAGGCTTCAAAGAAGCAGGGAAGATAAAGACTAAGAATGCAAAGCTGGACGAGTCTGCCATTGCCGTAGTGAAGGTGACACCACAAGGGGAGTGGTGGGTAGCTAACATCATTAGGGGACGCTGGGAGCTAGGACAGACGGTAGAGAAGATATTCCAAGCCGTCAGGGACTATAAGCCAGTAGCGGTAGGCATAGAGAAGGGTATTGCAAGGCAGGCGGTTATGGAGCCTTTGTGCGACATGATGCGCAAGTACAACACCTTCTTCAATGTCAAAGAATTGACACACGGTAACCAGAAGAAGATTGACAGGATTGTCTGGGCCTTACAGGGACGTTTTGAGAACAGCAGGGTCAAGATAAACAGGGGCGAATGGAACGAACAGCTTCTGGATCAGTTGTTTCAATTCCCGAATGACTTGGTACATGATGACTTAGTAGATGCCTTGTCTTATGTGGCTCAGTTAGCCACTATCCCTTATGGGATTGATGAGTTTGAAGAAACTGACTACGAGCCTTTAGACAGCATTTCGGGGTATTGATTGTGGAGAAACTAATGGATTACATAGATGCCGAACCCGGTGATTTCTCTCTAGAGGAGACTCTGGAAGGCTGGGTCATGACGAAGGTAGAGGAATGGCGTGAGCATTATGAGAATAACTACCAGCGCCGCCATGACGAATACTACCGCATCTGGAGAGGCGTCTGGGCTGCTGAAGATCGCACCAGGGACTCGGAGCGTAGCCGTCTCATTAGCCCTGCCACGCAGCAGGCTGTGGAGTCTGCCGTAGCAGAACTGGAAGAAGCCACCTTTGGCCGGGGTGTTTGGTTCGACATCAGCGATGATCTTGTCGATGCACAGAAGCAGGATATTGAATTCTTAAAGCGTAAGCTGCATGAGGACTTCAAGAAGCAGAAGATACGCAAGAGTATTGCAGAATCCCTCATCAATGCCGCTGTGTTTGGCACTGGCATTGCAGAAGTGGTGCTGGAAGAAGTCAAGGAGATGGCACCAGCCACCGAACCAGTCCTCGGAGGGCAGCTTACTGCTGTTGGTGTCAACATCCAGAACCGCACAGTAGTGAAGATGCGGTCTATTCTGCCTCAGAACTTCCTCATTGACCCTGCCGCTTGCAGCATTGAGGAGGCTTTGGGTGTAGCTATT